CGTATCTTGGACGTCGGATCTTTCATGAGAAGTTATCACTCCTCACGATAACTTTGCCTGAATTTGGAAAGGACTTCGAAAGAAGCCTTGACCAAGGACAGGTAACCGACGACCTTTTCTGCGGTTTCCGCAAAAGAGGCGCAATCCCCGAATATCTCGGGTGGTTGCTTCGGCTTGTGTTTGATCCGAAAACTGGTATGTTGCTTCCTGAACCTGATATAGAGGCCATCTCTGGAGTCCGTCAACTAACGTTGATGTGCTCGAAGATGCTAGTGCGCTGCTCTGATGAACGAGTTAGTGCAGCCTTTCTATCTTATCAGGAGGTTGAGAATGAAGTGGAAAGATCGAGTGAGTTATTATTGCATCATGATATTCTTGATGCTTTCACTCGCGCTTGCCGTAAGCTCTGGGGTGAATCTTTATCGTCTGTTGACGAGGATATCTTCAACAGACGTCTTATCCCAAAGCACGGGCCTGGAGCTACAGCTGAACGAATTTCTGGGAACCAGAAATACGAGTTTCAGTCGTGGCACCATCGGTTAGATGATATCTTCCCAAAGGAAGACTACGTCTTACCGAATCACAGCCATTATAACCGGCTTGATGGCATCCACCTTATTGATCCTGGCAATGAGCCCCCTGTACGGGTAATCTCAGTGCCTAAAACGCTGAAGACACCAAGATTGATAGCAATTGAGCCTGTGTGCATGCAATATGCACAACAAGCCGTTGCAGAGTCAATCACTAGGTCTATCGAAGCTGATACTACACTTCGAAAGATGATCAGAGTTGGAGTCGGTGCGCAAGAAAGTAATCGCGAACTAGCTCGTCTAGGCTCATATAATGGGGCCTATGCAACCATAGATTTAAAGGATGCATCTGATCGTGTCTCAATTGTACATGTTGATGCAATGCTGAAACGCCATCCTTTGACAAAGAAGGCAGTATTTTCAGCAAGAACATCTCGTGCGCAACTACCTGATGGGAAAATTCTATCTCTCACCAAGTATGCGTCTATGGGATCCGCTCTAACGTTTCCTCTGGAGGCGATGGTTTTTCTTACCGCCGTCTTCGTTGGAATCGCACGTGAGCGTCAACAGCCAGTGACCAGACGTCTTATTAAAGAGATGTCTGATCATGTGCGAGTGTACGGTGACGATATTATCGTCCCCGTACAGTATGTGCGTTCGGTCGTTGATACCCTTGACCTATTAGGATTCAAGGTTAATCACCGTAAGAGCTTCTGGACAGGAATGTTCAGAGAATCTTGCGGAGGTGACTATTATGCCGGACACGACGTTGGTTACGTCAAAGTCAAGCATGATCCTTCCTACGATCCGAGGTGCGTTGAGGAGTTTACTTCTACGATTGCCTTGCGTAATCTACTCTATATGAGAGGTTACTGGCAGACGGCGAAGTATATGGATGATAAGTTCGGCAAGGGTAAATATCCCTACCCCACAGTTCATCCTGACTCCGAAGCACTTGGTAGGCACTCTCTTATTGGTTACCAAACTGATAAGATGAGCATTCATACACACTCGCCTCTTGTCAAGGCGCTTGTGCGGAATGACCGTCCTCCCGTTGATCGGTTAGACGGGCCTGCCGCGTTGCTCAAGTTCTTCCTTAAGAGGGGTACAGAACCCTTCGAGGAAGGTCATCTTGTTCGCACTGGGCGTCCTCGTATCGCCAGCATCAAAACGAGGTGGACATCACCATTCTGAAGTGATGTCCGGGCCGTCATTTATTTGCGG